GGGTTGTACGTAAATGGTCCATATATTATGCTTAGTGTTGGCGAAAATTTTGGTTCTTTTTATGTTGGTGAATGGGATAGACCAATGCTTATTCAAATGGTTACAAGTACAAACTCAGCAAAACTATTTATAAATGGAGACCTCGTTATATCATTATCATACGACATTGAAGATATAACGTTTGCAGAATATTACGAAACTGCACCAGCAACATACGACTGGATTGGATTTTACTGCTATTCAGATATTCCAAGAATAGAGGTAGATTGTGTTGCAATATACGCATATGAGGTTGACAAAGTTCTTGCACTTAGGCGTTTTGTTTATGGTCAGGGAATTGATTTTCCAACAAATATGATTTCTCGCAACGGCGGAGAAACAGCTTTTCCAGATTACTCAACATCTCAATACGCTAATAATTTTACTTACGGAGAAGGTCAAAGATTTAGTTTTTCTGATGGCGACAAGACAGATAATCTAAACGTTGTAAATAAAAGAATTTCGTATCCAAGACTAAAACTACCAGAGGTAAGGCTAGAGCCAGGTTCTACATATACCGCAACAAATTTATTTTCTGAACAGGCAGTAAGTGATTATCTAGACCTTCAGCCTAGTGCTGGCTGGAATGACACGGAGTCACACTTATATTTTGACAAAATTTCTCAGTTGCCAGAAAAAACTAAAGCCATTTATATTGTTGCAACTCGTTCAGAAAATAATGCATCAAAACAAATATTGTTTAAAATATTTGACAAAATTAATGGCAACTTTTTAGAAGCATATACAATAACTTCTGGCGGTAACAACAATATTGTGTATAGTTTTAGTTATAATGGAACCGCTTCAACCCTTGCAACTGTAGCTGGAAACGTAGTTGGAACAAAGTTTGGTGCTGGAATAGACATAGAAAAGCTAATTTCTTTAAATACAACAAACGGAAGTAATCTTAGAGACTTCTTTTCCAGCCAAGAAAGACTTGCTTTGTACGTTGGTGGCGACGAAGAGTTTACTACAGATAGAACCTTTACAGGAAAACTTTATAAACTTGGATTTGCCAATTCAAGAAATTTGTCTAAGATATCTTCTTTATTTACTGATGGAATTTTTAGTGGCTCTGCTACTACACTAGATAGTCACATAGCAAGCTACACACTGATTATAAATAATTTTGCAGGTAATGTGTTTTTGGATATTGCTACCAATATGTATTGGCAAGAATCTATTCCACTGACATCTCTTGCCAAGTTTAGTTCTGGAGATTATTTGTTAGACTACCTTCAGATAAATCTTGACTACCCAAGACCAATAACTTTTAGCTCTTCTGAATACAATACCGATAGTTCGGAAGCTAGAATATATCTTACCTTTCAAGATGTTACAGATACACCGTCTGACTCAATAGACTTTGCAACATCTGTTAGGGTAGAAAACTCTAATGTTATAGAAGATACAACAGGCTATGCAACAACAAGGTATGAAATGGTTGATGGAACTGTTATCTATATTCCAAGCGGTATAGACAAGGAGTCATATTTTGTAGTTGTCCATCTAGAAGTAAATGTTAATGGAATTACCACAAACCCAATCGACATTAGAAATATTCAGGTTGCCTCTCAAGCACACACACTAAACTCATCATCTGTGCTAGAAATTCCAACAAAAAATAACGTAAGCTTGATAGCGTACAATAATGCAATTGTAAACCCACCATTTGAACTGGACACAACAGGTTGGGGTATTCGAAATGGCTCTGTGGCACGGTCAAGTGCGATGTCTTATGAGGGAACTTACTCTGCCCTGTTTACTGTTGGCTCTTCTGGAACAACTGCAGGTATAAATGTTTCACCAAACACAACCTATATGCCAGCAGTAACTCCTGGAGATACTGTAACATACTCTATTTATGTAAAAGATGTAAATACTGGAAAGTCGTATCGTTCTTTCATAGACTTTTATGATGCAACCCCAGCATTTATTACTGGAAGCGGAGTATCTGGTGCTATAACTTCTGTATCAACATCGGCATGGACTAGGGTCACTATTACTGCAACTGTTCCAGCTGGAGCAGCATACGCAAGACCATACACATATTCTTCATCAGCATTTTCTGCTGGAGAGGCTGGAGAAACTGTGCATTTTGACTCGGCAACATTCCATAAAGGATATGTTACAGGACAAGGCAACAACAACCCAGTAATTATTCCAAAAGACAATGACCCACATTTATATTTGTCAGCAAATTCTGGAATGTCAATCGTTGGAGAAATTGCAGAAAAGCGTGGATTTTATTTACCACTAAACTCTGGAGAGTCTACAGAATTTGATGTTGCAATTATTCAAGCAACTATGAAGTTTCAAATTGAAGAGTTTAGTACTTCGAATGTACTTCTTTTTGAACTAGAAAAAGAAGATATGAAAACTATAAAGTTTTATGCAGACTCACTAAATACTGCACAAAACAGGGCTAGAATTTTTGCAATAGACCAAACAGGAGCAACATATACAAAGCTAGAGTATTATATAAATGGGGTCAAAACAGAATATCCAGCAATATCTTTAGATGAGTGGGTAACTGTTGGAGTAAGAATTACAGAGCATTTTAGCCTTTCAGGTCAAACAGGAAGACTAAAAATTTCTGGACCAATGCTGCTAAACAATATCTCATATTTTCAACTAAAGGCTGGTGATGAAGCATCTAGCATTGTTACAGCAGCAAAGTGGGCTAACATACTTTACGATTCATACACCATTCAAACCTGGAACTCATACTCAGCATCAACCTGGGAAGCAGAGCTTGCAATTACAGCATCTGCTACTGAGATTAACGGTCTTGAAATTGATGATGTTTATAAATCCTTTGCAGGTACAAACAAAATTATTGCAGCGTATGATGCTACAGATAGAAAACTAAAAACAAAATCATACTCATATCCTATTTATATTGGTTCTTCATCAAACACAATAACATCTTCACCGCTATAATATGGTATACTAGTGGTTATGAAACAAGAAAAACTAGACCCAGTTGAGCAAGCCCTGAGCAAAGCTCGCATCCAAGTAATTGAAAAGCACTATGATTGGGGGCTTTATGTTTGGATTCGTGAGAATGGAAAGCCATTTACTGACGAAGATGGAAACATCCTGAACATTCCGTCAAAGAAAAACGACGAGGCTCAGATTGCAAAGCTTAAAGATGCTGCAGCATATTACGGAGAGCCTAACGGTCACCCAATTTTTTACCCTGGTCTTGGAAGAATTACAGACGAGGAATACAGCGAACAAATTGACAGAATGAAGCAGGGTCTTATTCCTAACCTTAATGACCTAGGTGCTGTTCAGGCTGCCAAAGACACAATCGCACTTTATGGAGATGAAGAATAATGGAAGAATACATTATCGGTGCTTCACTGCCAGAATTTGACGCAGAAGAAGACCTGTTTAAAAAGCAAGACCCATTTGTAAAATCGTGGGACGACCTAAAGGGGCTAAACGGTCTTGACCTAAACTTTAAGAGACGTTCTACACGTCAGCTATCTAAGGCAGATGTAAACAGCGATGCATACCTTGACAGTGCTATGGCTGTTAGTGCAGGTGTTGGTGGAGCAAAGTCAAAAGAGCTAAACCCTGGCAAAGTTTTTAAGAATGGCTATGGACTGTTTGATGTAATTACACCACCATGGAATCTTTATGAGCTTGCCAACTATTACGATACCTCATTTGCTAACCACGCTGCTATTGATGCCAAGGTAGAAAACATTGTCGGTCTTGGTTACGACTTTCATGTTACAGATAGAACCGCAATGCGTCTAGAAGGCATGGAAGACCAAACAGCAATTAAACGAGCACGTAATAGAATTGAACGTGCCAAGGTAGAGCTAAAAGACTGGCTAGAAACCATGAATGATGAAGATTCGTTTACCCATACTATGATGAAAATTTACACAGACCTTCAAGCAACTGGTAACGGATACATGGAAATTGGTAGAACAGTTACTGGAGAAATTGGTTATATTGGTCACATTCCTACAACCACAATGCGTGTGCGTAGACTTAAGGATGGATACGTTCAGATTATTGGAGAGAAGGTTGTTTACTTCCGTAACTTTGGTGCAAAGAATCCAAACCCAATCACATCTGACCAGAGACCAAATGAGATTATTCACTTTAAAGAATACTCACCGCTAAATACTTACTACGGTGTTCCAGACATTATCTCAGCAATCACAGCATTGCAAGGAGACCAGCTTGCATCACAATACAACATTGATTACTTTGGTAACAAGGCTGTACCAAGATACGTTGTGACTCTAAAAGGTGCAAAACTATCGTCAGATGCAGAAGACAAGATGTTTAGATTCTTGCAGACTAGCCTTAAGGGTCAGTCCCACCGCACACTTTATATTCCGCTTCCAGGAGACTCAGACACAAACAAGGTTGAGTTCAAAATGGAACCAATTGAAAACGGCGTACAGGAGGCATCATTCAATGACTATAGAGTTCGTAATCGTGACGACATCTTGGTTGCTCACCAAGTTCCACTCTCCAAGATTGGTGGCGGTGATGCAGCATCTATTGCAGCTGCCCTAGCCCAGGACCGCACGTTTAAGGAGCAGGTAGCAAGACCAGCCCAGCGTACAATTGAAAAACTTATTAATAGAATTGTAAAAGAAAAAACAGACATTCTTGAACTTAAGTTTAATGAACTTACTCTTACAGACGAGATTGCACAGTCTCAGATTCTTGAGCGTTATGTAAAGACTCAGATTATGGTTCCTAACGAAGCTCGTGAAATTCTTGGTCTACCACAAAGACCAGACGCAGACGAACCGTTTCAAATGACACCTAGACAGGCAACGGA